GATATTGCGCAGTGGTTAATCGCTATCCAACAGCGTTCCGTTTCCTCGCAGTAGCGTAATCTAGTAACACACTAAGTCGCTCTGGGGAGTAGTAGCCCTCTACTCCCCAGAGTCTTTAGAAAGGAAGCAAAATGGCTCTTACGACAGTTAGTGAGTTACGCACCACTTTAGGTGTTGGCACACTGTACACAGATGCCGTTTTGCAAGAAGTTTGTGATGCGTCCGATGCAGTTTTGCTTCCAATGTTATGGGCTCCTAAGTGGTTCTCCGTTGCTCATGGCAATGTTGTGGGCACAGGCACCTTATACTTTAATGATTCTGTTCTAGACACTTTTTATGTAGGTCAAAGCGTCACGATTGCCAATTCAGGTTCTTCTTATAATGGCACTAAGACAATCACAGCAGTAAGCGATTATTCAATCAGCGTAGCAACAAACCACACTGTTGCTCAGGCGTATCACCCAATCTTTCCTTATGGATCTGTATCGACAACTACTTACACAGACTGGACAACGGATACAGCAGTCCAAAACGCAGCTCTTATGATATCTGTTGAAATCTGGCAAGCGCGTACAGCCACCCTTTCAGGCAGTAACGCAGTCGATTTCCAGCCAAGCCCTTACCGAATGAGCGCACAGCTGCTCGCTAAGGTGCGAGGATTGATTGCACACGCACTAGATCCGCGCTCGATGGTGGGCTAATGCCAGTTGCACTTACTACTCTTAGAACGACACTAGCCACAGCATTAGTCGATAATACAAAATGGCAGACCTTTGCATTTCCTCCTGCCACGGTTTTGGCAAACTCGGTTATTGTTTCTCCAGATGATCCTTATTTAACTCCAAGCAATAATGCTCGCAATACCGTAAGCCCGTTGGCTAACTTTAAGATTATTGTTACAACACCTTTATTTGATAATGAAGGCAACCTTAACGGCATAGAAGATTTTGTAGTTCGAGTGTTTAATCTCCTCGCTGCATCATCTTTGACCTATAATGTAGGCACAATAAGTGCACCAAGTATTCTCAATGCTGCTTCGGGAGACCTTCTCAGCTGCGAGATTTCCGTATCAATCCTAACAAGTTGGAGCTAACATGTCACTAACACCAGAGGATTTGGCCTTCTTGAAAAAGATTGGTCAAACTCCAGCAGTACCAGCAACAGAAACACCTAAGCCAGTATCAACCAAGAAAGATGAGGAATAATCCATGGCAATTTTCTTAAACAATAAGGTCGGATTTAAGATTGCTACAGTCAATCTTTCTGATCATGTAACTGCTTTCACACTCAACCGCGTTGTAGATGCAATTTCTGTAACGGCAATGGGCGACACCGCAAATAAATTTGCTGCTGGGCTTGCTTCAGATACGATTACGGTTTCATTCTTGAACGACACAGCAGCAGGATCAGTTCTTGCAACACTACAATCAGCATTCGGATCTACAGTTGCTTTCCAAGCAATTCAAGATTCATCATCTGCTGTATCAGCTACAAATGTTTTGTACTCAGGTACAATTTTTGTAGACAACTTAACAGACATTAATGGTGCTGTAGGCGATGAAGGCATGATTGATATTACATTTACATGTAACTCAAAGACTTCATACGCTTCAACAGGCACTTGGTCATAATCTAACTAACTAACAAAGGGGCACAACCATGGCAAAGCTAAAGATCGTTCGTACAGACGGAAGCGTTATTGAAGGCGAAATTACACCGGCGGTGGAATACAGCTTTGAATTGCACGCTAAACAGGGTTTCCATCGCGCGTTTAGATTGGAAGAACGCCAGACAGATGTATTTTGGTTAGCTTGGGAAATAACACGCAGGTCGGGTGAAACTGTTAAGCCTTTCGGGATTGAGTTCATCGAGACACTTAAAAGTGTTGAGGTGCTTGACTCAGACCCTTTAGCTTAAAGCGCGATCAACCATTCACCTATCTAATCGCTAGGCTAAGCATTAGATTGGGGATCGCGCCACAGCACTTATTAGAATTAGATAAGACCATGCTAGACGCTCTAGTACAAGGTCTAAAGGATGAAGCAAAGGAGATCAACGATGCCAGCAAGCGTAAAGGGCGCCGTTGAACTTCGCAAAGCTTTGCGAGAATTTACGCCAGATCTTGCTAAAGGTTTGACAAAAGAAATGTCGCAAGCCTTAAAACCAGTAGTCAAAGTTGCTAGAGGTTATATGCCTAATGAAAATCAGATTTTGTCAAACTGGGGAGTTTCAGGCAATAAGATTACAGCTGCTTCTTCTGCTTTTAACACTTCTACCTTTCCAAAATATGTGCCTGCTATTGTTAAAGCCAATGTAGGTTTCAAAAGTAGTCCTTCAAAAAAGAATTCTAGAGGTTTTCGTTCATTAGCTCAGTTATTCAATAAGACTCGTGCAGGTGCAATTTATGAAATTGCTGGAACAAAAAATCCTTCTAGCAAGTTTGTACAAAATTTAGATGGCAAGTTTCCATCACAAATTAAGGGAAGCGGCGGCCGTCAAGGACGCGGCTTGTATCGTGCTTATGAAGAAGATAACGGCAAGGCTTTATTGGCTGTTCTTAAAGCGATTGAAAATGCAAAAACCAAACTTAATCAACGCTCTACAGTGAGAGGTTAATTGTGGCACAAGTAAAGATTGATATTGCCTCCGAGTTCACTGGCAAAAAGGCTTTTAAGCAAGCCGATACTGCGGTTGATAAGTTAAACAAACGAACAAAAACCCTCGGCAAGACTTTAACTAGAACACTTGGCGCAGCCGCGATCTTGGCTTTAGGTCGTGCTTCTGTTAAAGCTTTTGCAGAAGATGAGAAAGCAGCTGCATCCTTAGGCCAAACATTAAAGAACTTAGGTCTTGCTTATGGCAGCAACATTGGCACAGTTAATGGATACATTTCACGCCTTGAAGAACAGACAGGCGTTCTGGATGATGAGCTGCGTCCAGCAATGGATCGCTTGCTTCGCGCTACAGGCGATGTAGTCAAGTCTCAGGAATTACTTAATCTTGCTTTAGATATTGCGGCAGGTACAGGCAAATCCGTCACCCAAGTCTCACAGAGCTTGCAGAAGGCATACCTTGGGCAGACACAAGCCATTGGTCGCTTAGGTGTAGGACTTAGCAAGGCAGAGATTATGTCCTCATCATTTGAGGAGATTCAGCAGAAGTTGACTACGCTGTTTGCAGGACAAGCAGCAACAGCAGCAGAAACCTATGCAGGTCGTTTAGACAAACTTGCTATTGCAGCTAACAATGCTAAAGAAACTATTGGTCTAGGTCTGGTCGATGCAATCACTGCACTGTCAGGTGGAGGAGCTACAGCAGCCACAGATAACATCGAGAAGTTATCAAAGGGTGTTGCAGATACTTTGAAGAACACAGGTGAGTTGATTGCAAAGCTAGATAAGTTAAAGCCTGTCCTTATCGCTTTTGGTGTGGCAGCAGCAGTTACTTTTGCTCCTATTGCCACTGCTATTGCAGGTGTAATCTTTTTACTTGGTGATCTCAATAAACGACTAGATGAACAGTCTTTTCGCAAAGGTGTAATTCCCGGGGGTTTTGGTAATATCAATATGTCGGCTGTGTCTCAGGACACATCCAGAGCAGATGCGGCAGCTGCAAAGAAGGCAGCGGCGGCTCAGCTTAAATTAATGAAAGATCAAGCAGCAGCACAGGCCAAGATCCTTAGAGATAAGAGATTGGGCATAGCCATTGATAAGGCAAGCCTTTTACTTGGCAAAAGCACAGATGTCTTTGATATAGATAAGATCCAGAATCAAGCAGCTCTTATTAACCAAGCAGAGTTACTTGGTAAAGCAACTACTGCAACACAGATTTTACAGATAACAAATGACACAGCTCGTCTCAATGTTAAGAAGGCAATAAGCGACTTAGAAGATGCTATTGCTGCTAAGGATGAAGCAGCCATCATTGCAGCAACCAAGAAACTTAATGCAGAGTTAGCAATCTTAAATGCAGTAAGTCAGCAAAACATCAAACTTATAGATATCAAAACAATCTTAGATTCATTAAAAGCTAAAGAATTAATCGATCTTGAGAATTTGAATAAAGCCATTGGTCTGCTGGTTAAAATTGGCGGGATGAACATTACTGGTAGCACAACTACTAGCATCACAGCCGATGCAGCAGCACAGGCAACGGCCCTTCTTGCAGCTAAAACAGCAGCAGAAAAAGCAGCAGTAGAAGCAGCCGCAGCAGCGGCAGCGGCAACTAAAGCAGCAGTAGAATCCGCAACAGCCGCGGCAGAAGAAAAAGCGGCAAAAGATAAGGCAGCCGCAGCGGCAGCCCTTGCTTCAGCGCAAGCATTAACTGAACAAGAAAAAGCAGCCGCAAAGGTAGCAGCCGATGCAGCAGCCGCACAGATTGCCGCACTAGAGGCAGCTAACATAATAGCGGCAGAATATGCCGCCGCATTATTGGAAGCAGCAGAAGCAGCAGCGGCAGCGGCAGATGCTATTGCTTCTTTAAGTACTAACAACGCTGCTGCCGCAACAGGAGCCACAGTTCAAGTTCCTTCAATTTTTGCCCAAGGACAAAGAATAGATTCTGCTGGCAATCTTATTGGCTTTAATCCAGATATGGCTGCTGGTGGTATGACTTCTTCTTCCTCACAAACTGTAAACATTACAGTCAACACAGGCGTAGGAGATCCAAACGCTATTGCAGAAGCTATTTCAAATGTATTGCGTGAAGCTCAACAAAGAGGGACATTGTTGGACATCGCATGACATGGTATCCAGAATGGCGAGTAACAGTTAATGATGATGTCTATACGACTGTCACTTCTGTGTCTTTTGCCTCTGGTCGTTTAGATATAGATCAACAGCCGACAGCAGGTTACTGCCGAGTAGAGATTATCAATACAGACGGCTCACCCTTTACCATCAATGTCACAGAATCTATAACCCTAGAGCTTAAAAACTCCAGCGGTACTTATGTCACTGTCTTTGGCGGCGAGGTTTCAGACTTTAATGTCGGTGTCAGAAGTCCAGAGGAATCAGGCTTCATTACTTATGGTGTCGTTCTAGGCATTGGCTCACTGGCTAAACTGACTAAGGCTGTCTATAACACAGCCCTTGCAGAAGGCTTGGATGGCGCACAAATAGCATTGATTTTAGGAGCAGCCCTTAACCTTAACTGGGATGAGGTAACCCCAACAATTACATGGGCAACTTATCCTGCAACACAAACATGGGAGGATGCCGAGTCTTATATTGGCACTATCGACTCAGGCTTCTACACAATGATTGCACTTGCGGCGAGTGCCTCGGCTAGGTCTCTAACCCTTGCAGACCAGATTGCCACTAGCGCACTAGGTCAGATCTATGAGGAAAAGGACGGCGATGTCTCCTATGACGATGCAGACCACAGATCTACTTATCTTGCAGCCAACGGCTTTACTAACCTTGATGGCTCGTATGCATCTCCGCGATCTATCCAGTCCACAACTCAGATTGCTCGCATCCGTAACAGCCTTATCTATCGCTATGCCACAGGATACGGATCAACCTACAGTGTCTCAGATACAGACTCTATAGCCTCTTATGGGCTTTTTGAGCGTTCATTCGACTCTAATATCAAAGACCTTACAGACATCACTAATATCGGTGCTAGAGAGTTAAACCTACGCAAAAACCCTAGAGCCTCACTAGGAGCAATTACTTTCCGCCTAGATAATCCAGACATGCCTAGCGCGATGCTGGACAGCCTTATCAATGTCTTTTTTGGTCAGCCTGTGTTAATTGACAATCTGCCTAGCAATCTCCTAGATGGCATCTTTGATGGCTTTGTGGAAAATGTAGCACTTAACGCTACCCCTACTTATGTGGACATAACTCTGTATGTCTCAGCTACAGACTTCTCACTCTCTACCACACAATGGGAAACAGTTATCCCAGCCTCACTATTATGGACAGGTGTAAATGCTACACTTACATGGACAAATGCGACAGGAGCACTAACCTAAATGGCAAATTCGACGAACTATGGCTGGGTTGAACCGGATAACAGCAGCCTTGTAAAAAATGGCGCACAGGACATCCGCGCATTGGGCGATGCCATTGACACATCTGTTTGGAATATCGGCTATGGTCAAGCTGGCAAAAATGCAATTATTAACGGAAACTTTGGTATCTGGCAACGCGGTACGGGATCATTTGCTGCCAATGCCTACAACGCAGATCGATGGATTTCTATAAGTGATGCCACAGTCGCAGCAACTCAGCAGAGTTTTACAGCAGGTACTGCTCCAGTGGCAGGTTATGAAGGAACATTTTTTCTTAGGACAGCAAAAAGTGCTGGTGGTAGTTATGTAATTGAAGAACAGCGTGTAGAAGATGTAAGAGTTTTTGCAGGTCAGACAGTCACATTATCTTTTTGGGCTAAAGCAGATGCAACGGTAACAACTGCTCCTGTTTTAGTGCAATACTTTGGTTCAGGTGGTTCTGCAAGTGTTGATACATCTTTAACAAGTGCTGTCTTAACAACTTCATGGGCACGATATTCAATGACTGTTGCAGTGCCATCGATTTCAGGTAAGACAATCGGCACTGGAAGTTATTTAGGAGTTCGTCCAGTTCGTGCGATAACCGCTTCTGCAACGACAATAGACATTTGGGGAGTTCAGCTAGAGTACGGATCAAAGGCAACTCCATTCGATACTGCAACAGCGACACTTGCAACAGAATTAGCCGCATGTCAAAGGTATTACTTAAAATCTTACAATCAAGAAACCGCGCCAGCAACGGCAAGTAATAGCGTTGGTAATTTTCAGTTTCAAGCAATATCAGCAACTGCGACCGCAAACCGAGCCAATGTTCGTTTTCCAGTAACAATGAGAACAAGTCCCACAATTACAGTTTATTCAACCAATAGTGGTACTTCTGCAAAATTGTACAATGAAGCGGCTGCGGTTGATTTAGATGCTTTGACTCAATACACGGGTCAAACGGGTTTTACCGTGTATGCCAATAGCGGTACTCCTGCTTTGGGTCATCCATTATTAGTTCACTATGTAGCAAGCGCGGAGTTGTAAAATGAATACTTACGAAATCAAGCAAGACATATCAGGCAACGATTACCTTGAAATGACTACGCCTGACGGCGTGGTGTCTTTTGTGCCAATGGTTGAAGGCAACTCTGATTATCAGGCTTGGTTAGATGAAACCTCAACTAAGTAAAGCTGCCTCACAGTTAAGGGAGCAGATAGATGATTGCTTCCCAGAGCGTGACCGTTCGTCTGACGGTTGGATCGCCGATCTACGGCACATGCGTTCTGGCAAGCCTTCTGACCATATCCCTAGCGAGGGTTGGGTTCGTGCCATTGATGTGGACGCTGATCTATCGGGTCGATCAAAGCCCGAGATCATGCCAGATCTTGCAGATGAGATTCGAAAGTTTGCAAAGTCTGACAGCAAGAAAAGAATTGCTTACATCATTTTCAACGGCAGAATTGCCAGTCCCATCCTTGGATGGAAGTGGCGTAAATACACAGGGGCTAACAAACACACTAAGCACGCGCATATCAGCTTTACGAAAAAGGCTGATGATGACAGTGCTTTTTTTCAGATACCTATGTTAGGAGCCAAAGATGAACGAACTAAAGAAAATGTCAGGATCTTGGATAAGAGCCTTCCTTGCGGCTGTCATCACACTTGCGGCATCGGGAGTGACTGACCCTAAAGCACTAGCTTATGCAGGTGTTGCATCTATCCTTCCTCCAGTATTGCGTTGGCTAAACCCTAAAGACGATTCGTTCGGCATGGTCGAATGACGCAATCGGATTTCTTTACTCTCTACCTTGCCACCATTGTTGCACTAGGTGGCTTGTCTGGCTATGTCATTACGCACTTGTTGTCTGAAATAAAAAGACTCAACTCGCGTGTGGATGAGATCTACAACATACTACTTGACAGGTAACATTTTCCTATGGCTAGAAAAGCAACTAAGGAATTAGTAGAGCAAGATTACTCAGCTCTGGATGCTTACTGCATTGGGATGTACGAATTCTCACAAAGCCTAAAGCGTGCTGGCTTTGATGAGGAAACAGTGCTCGGCATTATCGTTGAGCGATCTGCCTACCCTGCATGGATATTGCCTGATCCAATAGAGCCAGAGAAGTTTGGCGATTACGAAGATGAGGATGATGACTAGAATCCAGAAAAGGTATCTAGTAATTTCCGATCTTCAAATTCCTTTTCATCATGAGGCAGCAGTCAAAAATCTCATAAAGCTAATAAAGCGTGAGAAGTTTGATCTTGTCCTAAACACAGGTGATGAGCTTGACATGCAATCGCAGTCCAAGTGGGCTAAGGGTACGCACCTAGAATACGAGGGGCAGCTTGATGCTGACAGAACCCTGGCTCAGAATATCCTCTGGGATCTAGGTACTACAGATATAACCAGATCCAATCACACTGATCGGCTGTACCACACTCTAGTCAGAGGTGCGCCTAGTCTTATCGGACTTCCAGAGCTTGAATATTCTAGGTTCATGGGATTTAATGACATGGGCATACGCTTTCATAAGAAGCCTTTTGAGTTTCACAAAGGCTGGGTCTTAGTCCATGGTGATGAAGGATCGATGAACACCAATGCTGGGCTTACAGCTCTAGGATTAGCTCGTAAGTTTGGCAAATCTGTAGTTTGTGGACACACTCACAGAGCAGGGATTAGTGCCTTCACAGAGGGCATAGGAGCCTCATACAGGACTTTGTGGGGATTAGAGGCTGGGAATGTTATGGACAAGAAGAAAGCCTCTTATTTGAAGGCTGGCAGTGCTAATTGGCAGATGAGCGTGGCAGTAATTGAAACGCATGTAGATCGAGTAAGCCCGATGCTAGTGCCTATAAACAAGGATGGATCATTCACTTTGTACGGCAAGTTATACGCTTAGATAGGTCTAAATTTAGGTCTAAATGGACGACTTTACGCCTGACATTCGCACCACGCTTGATGATGCAGTTGATGCCGGTGAATTGTTATCGTTTCGTTATCAAAATGTGTTAGACATTGTCAGATAGGCGTGAGACTCTAATCATGTAAGCCAGTCAAGGGCACTGGATGCAGATAGGTACACAATGATTAACTCAATAACAATTATAGGGATGATTGGCTTATTACTAGCTACTAATTTCATCTGGTATTGGCAAGGCGTCAAAGACGGCAAGCGCGAAGGTTATGTGCGTGGTCGCGAGATCAGCCGTCAAGGGTTCTGGCAAGAATGAGAGCTAATGAAATTCTACTTACAGCCACCGACACGATCCGCGATCGTGGGCTTCAGTATGGTCATCCTGCCGACAACCTAGAACACACAGCCATGCTTCTTAGCGCATATTTACAAATGCCGATACATGACTATCAGGTGGCAGGGATCATGGTGCTAGTTAAACTGGCTAGGACTAATCAATCAGCACAGCACATAGACAACTGGATTGATCTATGCAGCTACGGAGCACTGGCTGGACAACTAGCCACAGAGGAGAACGATCTCTATGTTTAATTTAGCCGATTACGAGACAGTCGAGGTGAGACTTGAAAAGTTTATTAAGGACTATCCTGATTTCCGCATTGCAACTGAGTTGGAAGTGGTCGAAAGGGATCGATACATTGTTAAGGCGTATCTATTTAAGACTGCTAGCGACAGCCTTAGCTGGGCAACAGGGTACGCTGAAGAAAAGATTACAGATCGAGGTGTTAATTCGACTTCAGCATTGGAGAATTGCGAGACTTCGGCGATCGGCAGAGCACTTGCAAATGCAGGTTATGCAGCTAAAGGAAAGAGACCAAGCCGCGAAGAAATGACAAAAGTAGTAGCACAAAAGCCTGTTAAGCCAGCGGTACAGGATCTTGTACAAGCAATTAAGGCAGCTGATAAAGAGACAGCAGAGCAGGACTATTGGACAACTCCAGTCAATGACTATATGAAGGTAGTTGATGCACCACAGACGCTAGACAAAGCGATGCAGAATGTAGCTGCGATCATCGGGACAGGTGAAGCACAGGAAGCACCACAATGCAAGCATGGACACATGAAATGGCGAGAGGGTGAGAAGAATGGCAGGGCATGGGGTGGCTATCAGTGCACCATCATCAATCATCAAGGGGGCGAGCCTAAGTGTGAAGCCCAGTGGTACAACATAGGCAGCGATGGTAAGTGGCATCCACAGAAGGCGAGAGTTTAATGGGACATGTTGGAATTAAGATCAATGGTGAATGGCTAGATCTTATGACAGCCTTCATAGCTTGTCAGTTATGTAATGAGCCAGTGCAGATCAGAGACTTAGAAGATATTAAATCTGATTCAGTTAATGGCATAGTCACATGGCAATGTGCTAAATGCAAGGCAGTCAATGGATGACAAAGAGCAGCTTCTAACCTTCTTGATATTGTGTCTGTTTATAGGCGCAGTTGCAATGGGTTACACAGCAGGAAGTTACAATGGCTAGTCAAGCAAGAAAGCACAGAGGTTTCCGGACAGAGCGCGTAGTAGCTGAGTACCTATCGACTCAGTGGCAAGGCGCATGTGTGGGAAGGGGTAGTGGCAAGGATATTGTTAATGTACCGTTTGATGTTGAAGTCAAAGCCCGCGCTGGATTTCAACCTTTAGCGTACTTGAAACAATTAAAGGCTCGGACATCCATTTCGGGGGAATTGGGATTCGGAGTTATACGGCTAAACGGACAAGGAGAAGATGCTGCTGAATATTGCGCCATCATCCGACTAGCTGATCTCTTGCCACTACTCATATTAAAATATGGTCATCTTACTAGCGAACCCACAGAGGCAGACATTGACCGCTGCATAGCATGTGGGTCTTACATGATACAGAGGTGCTTAACATGCCAGCCTATGACTACCGATGCCCAGACTGCAATCTTAGTCAAGAGATTAGTCATGGATGGTACGACAGACCAATGATCCCATGCACTTATTGCAATGCACCAATGATCAAAGTTATTGGCATTATCCCAGCTGTATTTAAGGGCAAAGGATGGGGCAAGGATGGTAGCTAGTCGTTGGGGCAATATCAGGAAATTGCCATCTGGTGCTTATCAAGCTCGTTACTGGTTTGAGGGTAAACAAATTGGTAAAACATTTACAACCTTATTTTTGGCTCAAAAGTTCTTAGAAGCTAAAGCCAGAGAATTAGGCGTTGATTGGTCAATGTATAAAGTAGCCAGAGGTAAAAGAATTAGATCTTATGGAATTAGTGAAGATGAGTTTGACCAGATGATGATAAACCAAGAAGGCAAATGTTACATCTGTAATGGTGATAATGGCTCAATAGCTTTGTGTATAGACCATGATCATTTGACTGGAAAAGTAAGAGGCTTGTTATGTAACAAATGCAACAGAGGATTAGGGTTATTCTCAGATGATCTTATATTACTTAAAAGAGCTATAAATTACTTAATCGATGGTGTAGTAATAAAACAAGAAACAATCATTTATGAACCTCTCAAGTTAGTTAAATAGTTATCCACAGAAGTTATCCACAGGAGGTAAATCATGGCAACACGCCCAAGATTACACGGGGTATTTGACAGCATCAGTATGCTAATTAGGCAGAGCCCATCAAGGGCTCACACCGCGCCGCTGAAGCGGATAGCGCGGGGGGTGCTAATAGCATTAGTGGGATCTCTATGCTTAATGCCTGAAGCTGGTAGCTCTAAACCAGTGCAATATATAAGCTATAAGCAATATGCTTTATATCTATTAGGTCATAACACTAAAGAATATAAATGCTTAGCAATACTCTATGGTAAAGAATCAGCATGGAATCCAACAGCTTCTAATGGATCACATTATGGAATACCACAAGGACGCAGTAAGTACCTTGCTACATTAGATGGTTATGGTCAGGTACGATGGGGACTTGACTACATAGGCAACCGATACGGTGAGCCTTGCATTGCATTAAATCATTGGAGATTAAAAGGGTGGCATTAAACCAGCGTAGGGTTAACGACCCTAGAGACAGTAGGAGATGGAGAGCCTTTAGGCTTACCATACTGGCAAGGGATAACTACATCTGTCGATATTGCCAAGGTGATGCCACTACAGTGGATCATGTGATGCCAATCAAAGACTCACCGGATCAGGCGTTTAATCCAGAGAATTGTGTCTCAGCTTGTCAATCGTGTAACAGTGCTAAAGGGTCTCGAAATCAAGCGTCTTTTTTAGGTAGGAGGTTCACCCCCCCTGTCTTTTCAAACTGTCTCTCTCCGATGCAATCGGAACCGATGCTGGACAGTCCTTTTAAGATCCGACCTGAGCCTATTTAATGACAGATAAACCCAAACGCTCCAAACCTCTACGAGGGGCAATCAAACCAAGGCTCCACAGCCCATTCTTAAAGGGTAAAACTAGAGGCAATGAGATCGCAGAGCTTGCTGAGAAGATTGGTCAGCCTTTACTGGAGTGGCAGAAGTTAATCATCAACGATATGTGCTCTGTTGACAAAGATAATCTGTTTATACGCCGCAGTTCGCTTCTTTTAATAGCTCGACAATCCGGGAAATCACATCTTGCTCGAATGAGGGCACTTGCTGGGCTATTCTGCTTCGGCGAGAAGGACATCCTTATCATGTCCTCAAATAGAGCTATGGCAATGAAGTCGTTTAACATCATGGCAGACATTATTGAGCGTAATGAGTTTCTGAGAGTGCAGCTCAAAGATGGAGACATCAAGAAAGGCATCCGTCGTACTAACGGCGATGAGCGCATCATCCTCGCCTCTGGAGCACAGCTAGAAGTAGCGGCTGCAACCTCTGACGGCGCACGAGGCAGGACTTGTGACTTTCTGTGGATCGATGAGCTGCGCGAGGTCTCAGAGGTTGCAATGGACGCGGCAAAGAGCGTGACCTTAGCTCGTAAGAATAGCCAGCGTTTATTTACTAGCAATGCTGGAGATCATTTCTCAAAAGTTTTGAACGACCTACACGAGGCTTGCCTAAACAAACCACCTAAGTCTTTAGGCTTTTACGAATACAGCGCACCTGACTTCTGTGACATCTGGGATCGTAACGCTTGGGCAATGGCGAACCCTAGCCTTGGACATTTGATTACTGAAGCGGCAATTGAGGAGACGATCGGATCTTCAACAATGGAATCGGCTCGCACAGAGCAACTTTGTCAATGGATCTCGTCATTAAGCTGCCCTTTCAGTACAGAAGTTCTTGAAAACTCATCTGATAGCACTCTGGAGATGAGTGTAGGGGCTTATACTGTATTCGGTTTCGATGTCAGTCCTTCACGCAGGAACGGATCATTAGTCGCAGGACAGCTTCTTCCAGATGGGAGGATTGGCATCGGGATCTTAGAGACTTACAGTTCTCAGGTTGCTATCGATGAATTGAAGATGGCTGCAAGCATTAAATCATGGGTTGATCTATACAGACCGCGTCTAGTCTGCTTTGACAAGTACGCCACACAAACCATTGCAGACAGGCTTGCACAGTCTGGAGTTATGGTTGAGGATGTTTCAGGGCAACAGTTCTACAAAGCCTGTGGAGACTTGCTTGAAGGACTTACCAATCTTCGTGTCGTTCATAATGGGCAAGAAAACCTGATTGAGCAATTCACGAACACAGCTGCTAAAACAAACGACAGTGCTTGGAGAATCATCAAGCGAAAGTCTGCTGGAGATATATCTGCTCCTATTGGCTTAGCAATGGTAGTTTCCAAGTTAATGCTTCCAGCACCTAAACCTCAAATCTATAGTTAGACACGCCCTAGCATATTGTCTAATCTCTTGACAAATGCTACAATTTCTGTCTATGGGTATCTTCTCGCGTAAGCCTCAAATTATCGAAGCGCAAAACGCTCCGCAGATCATGTCAGAGTCTTACTTGACTTATGGCAATTACTTCCCAGTCATGGTTACTCGCGCACAAGCTCTACAAGTGCCATCGATCAAAAGATGCCGCGATTTAATCTGCGGAACTATTGCAAGTATTCCTCTGGAGTATTACAAGAAATCTACAGGCGAAATGATTTCCCCACCTCGATGGATCGAGCAGCCTTCTAAGGCTCAACCAAGATTTGAGACTCTTTACTTTACTTTAGATTCATTGCTCATGTATGGCGTGAGTTATTGGCAGATTACAGAGACTTATCTTGAAGATAACAGAATGGCTAACGCAAATTGGGTTGCTAACAATCGCGTAACATTTAATACCGATTCAGTCAATAATTTTGTAACACAGTATTATTTAGATGGCGTTCCTTTGCCTATGTCAGGTCTTGGATCTCTTATTACTTTCCAGAAAGATGAAGGCATCCTTGCATCTGGTGGTAGCACAATTAAAGCAGCATTAGATGCACAGAAAGCTGCAAGCATTGCATTGGAAACTCCATCTGCGACTGGCTTCTTAAAAAATTCTGGTGCTGACCTTCCACCTGCTGAAGTATCTGGATTACTAGCTGCATGGAAGCGGGCTCGTCAAAATAACGGCACTGCATATTTAACTTCTACTCTTGATTATCAAACTACTGGCTTCAGTCCTAAAGACATGGCTTACCAAGATGCCATTCAAGGATTGAGTACGGAATGCGCCAGACTTTGTTCAGTAGATCCATATTATGTTTCTAGTTCCATGAACACGAGCATGACCTACAGTAATATTATTGATGAAAGAAAACAATTAGTCGCTTTGACTTTGCAGCCTTATGTTTCAGCGATTGAGTCCAGGTTGAGCATGAATGATGTCTCAACAGAAGGACATTTTGTAAAATTCTGCTTAGACGATACTTTCCTAAGAACAGAACCAATGGAAAGATTGCTAGTGCTAGAAAAGATGTTAGCACTTGGTTTAATTACAACAGAACAAGCAATGCAAATGGAAGACCTATCACCTAATGGGAATGGCAGCTAATGGAAACTCTATATATCGAAGCATCCTCTCTTGAATGCTCAGAAGAACGCAGAGAAATCTCTGGCAAGATCGTTCCTATGGGTACTGGGGAAATCGGCAGCACAAATCTAGGACAATACACATTCGCAGCTAACTCTATTGAGATTGCTGATCCATCAAAGATTCGTTTATTGTCACAACATAATTTACAAAAGCCAATCGGCAAGATGATCTCAGCAGAACAAAAAGCAGATGGAATTTACGCAGTTTTCCGTTTAAGCCGCAGCACAGCAGGATCTGACGCTTTGATTATGGCACAAGAAGGATTAGTTACAGGCTTGAGTATTGGAGCAGAAATCCTTGCATCAAAGCCATCAAAAGATGGATACACAGTTGTTTCATCAGCTCGTCTAAAAGAAGTTTCTTTAGTAACTGTTCCTGCATTCGCAAGCGCAGAAATACTAGAGATCGCAGCAGAGGAAGTCATCCCTGTTGAAGAAAACCCACAAACAGAAAGCGAGACAGTCGTGGAAGACACTACAGTCGAAGCAGCACCAGTAGAAACAGCGGCTGTAGAAGCTGCTCGCCCTACAGTTACAGCAATGTATTACACAAATCCTCGTCTTAACCTAAACATCACAGCTGGTGAATATGCTAAGGCACAATTGAACGCATCACGCGGTGACGCAGATGCTCGCGAACTAATGGCAGCTCTACAGGTTGCAACAGTTGCAGAGAACACAGGTATGGTTCCACCAACATACCTAAAGGATGTAATCGGCATCATCGATTCATCTCGCCCATTCATTGATTCAATCGAGCGCGCTGCACTTCCAGCAAGCGGGATGAAGATCTTCACTCCAAAATTGGGAACACAAGCTACTGTTGCATTGACAGCAGAAGCAGCAGAATTCTCATCAACAGATACAACAGTCACATTCCAAGAAGATACAGTGGTCAAGTTCGCTGGAGCTGGAAAGCTCGATGTTGAATTGGTTGATCGTTCAGACCCAAGTTTCTTGGATCTATATCTACGCGAATTGGCTGCATCATACGCACAGAAGACCGATGCTTATGCTGCAAACATTGCTGCACAAAACTCAGCAGCCTCAACAGGCTCAACAGTCTACAAGTCAATCGCAGATGGTATTGCTGATTCATTTGGCGTAATGCGTCAAACACCAAATCGCTTGCTAGTTGCCACAAGTGGTGGAGTTAATGATATTGACTTCGCTGGACTACTTGGCGCAGTGGATTCAACAGGACGCCCAATTTTTGCGGCTGCTGCTCCACAGAACGCTAATGGTTTGATTACACAAGGTTCAACAGCTGGAACAGTTGCAGGACTTTCACTCGTAGTAGATCCAAACTACACAGGTAACGATGCAGGTTCTAAGTACGCACTCGTTTATCCTTCAATGGCAATGCGATTCCATGAATCAGGCACACTCCAGATTCGTGCAAATGTAGTTGCAAATGGCCAGCTAGAAATCGGTATCTACGGATATTGCGCAGTGGTTAATCGCTATCCAACAGCGTTCCGTTTCCTCGCAGTAGCGTAATCTAGTAACACACTAAGTCGCTCTGGGGAGTAGTAGCCCTCTACTCCCCAGAGTCTTTAGAAAGGAAACAAAATGGCTCTAACGACAGTCAGTGAATTACGCTCCGTACT